GTTGAGTTCACAAGGTTTACCCGTAAAACCTAGTTTAGCAAATACTGATGAAGGTTTTTTGTAAGCTTCAATATCGTCGTTAGTTCTCACAAAATTCATTTTTAAAAAAGATGCTCCTGTGATATCTCCCTGATGATCATTTGTTGTGTAAAAACCTAAACTATTATAAGTATCAATAATATGTTGATCTAATTCTATGCCTTCGTTATGTCCTAGTATCATATCATCTCCTTCAACAAAAAAATCACAATCTATTTTAATACCTGGTTTGTAAGTTGAGATTGCGTATTTCATCAAGATATAGTTTAAATAAGTATTTGTGCAACTTGTGGTCATTTCCCCTGAACTCATACATTTAAGAGTGATCATTTGAATTTTTGAGTCCATCGTTTCAGCCATTTTAGCATTCTGCGTTAATGCTAACCAAACTTGATATAATTCATCACTGACTACAGTTTTAATGTATTCTCTTTCAATTTACCAAATCATCGCTTATTAACTTGCGTCATAACTGTTAATGTCAGTGCATAAGAAGTTCTTGTAGGACCATAATCTATTAATTACAGTGTTAACAACTTTGTCTGTTGGTAAATTTTTAATCATATGTTTGTTAGTATAAATCTGTTCAGCTGCTTTGTCATAAATTAATTTCGATAACAATCTGCTGATTAGATTTCTCTCTGCTATCATTCTAGGCCAGGAACCTGATTCAGTTATTTCTGATTTGATATGAGTTTTAACAAAAGATTGAACTGGAGCTCGCTTATCAAATAATTATTTAACTTCTTCATATGCTTTTTTCTTGTAAGATTCTGATTTACCACTTGTACGAATGTTTTCATTCATTTATTTGAAAAACGAGTTGTAATCTATTTCTGGGTCTATGCAAGTTAGTTCTTCTGATATTGTTTTCTTTGCAAATTTGATAAATTGTTTTATTTTGGATGGTTGTGGTGTTGATTTAGTTTTACTTGATCTTTAAATCATAGCATATAACATTTACAAATTGCATGAACATTAAACTTAGATTGGTAGATTTAAAAATATTAAACCAATTTATTTATGGCATGATTTATATTTATTACATGGTTTGTCATTACTCAAATCGCATTTCATTACGTGTTAATTTCTGGATGGGTTTAAACTTTTGACTGTACCTGTGCATGCGCTAGTGAGTATCCATCTTCCTTTTAATACTTCAAGTTGACTAGTTCTTCTTTCATAATTGGTTTTGATGTAATTGTGAAATTCACTAGGTGTATTCAGTGCTTTATTGGTTTCAATTTTTGGTTTTATTTCGATGTCCAATTCTTTTATGGTAGCAACATTATCAGTATAAGAAATTGCATTATTTATTTTGCTTAAAAATGATTTGAATTAAGAATTTTAAGTGTTGTTGTTATCACAAAAACCATCACATTTACAATCAAGTGGATATTTATAATTGAAACGTTGACCACTCATGCTAATTATTGTTTTGTCAGCATTGACTGATAACCACGCATGTCTGGTATGTGCTAGTATTATTAAAGGTGCTAATGAATGATGGTGTTTTGAATTCTAATATTTTTGTCTATTGAAATTAGGGTAGGTGATCGACCATTTAGCAAATGAGTACTGGCCGTCAAAACTGGATGTTGTGAATAATGCATAATTGTTGGGGAAATTAATAGTAAGGAATTTATTCAATTCTGCAATCGGTACCCCATCATTATATTTATGTATTAATTCTGAATTAATAAAATCATATGATTTGAATATTTTTAATACGTTTTGATGATATCTTTAAATTTCGCCTGTTAATTGATAATGCTTGAAACTGATTATTACTTACATAGCACATTCAGTACCATTACCATGTCCCATATCCTCGAATCGACACTAACCTTCAGTAGTCATTTTATTTAATTATTGTTCTAATTTTGTTATTGTTTAATGTTAATAGCGACCTTGACGGCAATTTTTGAGAGTATAAGTGTCTCCATTAACATCATAGTGAGCATTTGTTGAGATATAAGAATTTAAAATATTTGCTTGTTGGGCCCATTAATCTTGATCAATAGAATAGGTTTGCTGATTAATTTTGATTATTTTATCTTACATTAAGACATGTTCATTGTTAGTATGTAATTTATCCAATATTTACAACAATGCAATAGAATCATTTGCCGCATACATTGCTTCTGCATAATCTAATTTCCAATCATTGAATAATTGGAATTGCTTATCAATTGAAAGTTTTGGTACTTACACATTTAATATGGTTATTGCATCATTTAAACTAATTTTTGCTGAATTTATTGATTTGAAAAGTTAGTCTTGTTATAAATCCACATATAATCTATTGACTCCATCTAAATGATCATCAAATACTAAAGTAGTAACATTTCTGGCTGATAATATTCTATATACTTCAAATTAATATTATTGAACTAATGGACCATGGAATACGATTGTTCGTTATTTTTGATCTGATAGTTATATTGAATTGACAATACCTTGGTATGCTTCAATATCAAAACCTATGATTGAATAGTGATTCAATTCTTCTAACCATATATCAATGACTGATGGGTCTGATGTAACAGTGATGTCTTTATCTTGATAATAATCAGTATGTTGATTCATCACTTCTGATCTAGTTGGTTTAATTTCCATAGCTGGACAGTATGTTCTGTTTAAAGCATAATAACTACCGTAAATGGAAAATATAGTTCTTGCTGATCTTTCACTCATTATGTTTTCCTCCGAATATGATTTATCTTTTTAATTGATTCTTGGTTCGAAAAAAGCCATTGAAGTTAGTCGTGTATAGTTGCATGTTTTTATTTTCTTTTTAAAGTAATCACCATTGGTTTATAATATGATAAGTGCTTTGGGTTTTAATTATACGTGTCTGTATTAAGCTGAATAGAAATCAAAGTTTAAGTGATCCATCAACATTTCTACGTTTTCATTTTCATTCATGTCTAATTAAGTAAAATGGCTTGGTATGTCATGAGTTTCAGATAAAAGTTGATACCATTTAGGTTGTTAATGAGGTGATTGCTAATATCTTTCTGTAATAATTTCAATAATCCCAATCATAAGTTCACTAATTATCAAATCATTCATCAATAATTAAGTTTCACTAATATATTTTATTATTTGTGATGCGATGGCTGGTCCTGTAAGTTGTTTTATCTTTTACA